CTAGGAACTAGATTCAGGTCAACTGTAGTAAAAGTATTACCAGTTGATAGTATGTTTTTATATTTTACTTTTTCAAAATTGATTCTCATATTATAAACTCAGTGCCTCATGATATAAATCATCTATTAACGTTTTAACCTTACCCTTATCGACCGTGGTCTCAAGTCCGTTAATATATTGCGATAATATTTCTGTCGTATCTTTTGTTTCGTCGAGAATTTCATCAACTCCTTCTGCGTCTAAATTCAGATGATCATCTACTGCTCTAACATCAACAGCTCCACATTCAGACATACGACCCATAAACATATCATAAAGATACGCGTTGGTTCTGTTCTGTACTATTACTTTAACAAACTTATCTTTATATTGATCTACGTCGTAATTAGCAACATCGTCAACAGTCCACTTCTCATCATCATAGAATACTTTATAGAATACTCGATTAGGATTCTCGATTTTAATTATCTCACGAGTCTCAGTATCGAATATATGGAAACCACGGCTGCCTTTATAATCAGACCATGTCATTTCATATGGAGATCCGAGGTATTCTACATTGCCGTATCTTGATGGATGGTGGAAATGACCAGAGAACGCAGATTCAAAATTCTTAAAGACATTCATATCAACACCGTGAGTACACAGCGCGCCTTTCATCATCTCGAAACCTTTTACTTCAAGGTGTCCCATTAATATATTAGCATCAGAGTTCTGTACGATTTCTAAATTTCTTTCGCCGTTCTCTTTATTGAGCCACGGTAACATAAGGAATTTGGTAGATCCAATCTGTAACTCTGTACCTTCATCTTCGTACAAAGTAAACTGAGGATACTCTTGAGTTAATAGATTCATACTATTGATTTCGTTAGTACTTGCGTAGTAAGTATCATGATTGCCAATAAGACAATGAAAATCTATATTACGTTTTGCTAAGTTATCAAATAGAAAAGATTTACCTGCGGCCAAGGACGCGTAGTTAATATATTTGCGACGATCAAATGTATCTCCGAGGTCGAACACAGTAGTGATATTATGTTCATCTAAATACGGAAAGAACTCTTCTTCAAAAAACTTTCGTTGTACTTCGTGGAATACTTTTGAATCGCCTCTGACGCCGATGTGAATATCGGTTACGATAGCTATCTTCATATTTTACCTTCATATTTTAAATTATTTGGTATGTCTTTCTTTTACACCAAATCTGATATGCTTGTACCATAACCTTTCATGACCATAATATAATACAAACTTTATTACCACATCTGCTAGGAATACCGCACCAACTGCTTTTTGCGGTAGTCCATAATATAAAGCAATGCATGCAGTAGTTACACTCGCGATTAATCGCCATGTCGTTGCTTTAGCTAGGTGTCTTATCTTACTTACTTTTTCATACATCGTTATTCAGTTGGCTTTGTTAGTTCTGCAGCGGCGTTAGCTTCTTTCTCAGCAGCCTCTGCCTTCTTAACCTTTAGCTTGTTCTCGAAGTCATCAATGAACTCGCTGATATAGTCAGGCAAAATATTACCAACCATTGCTCCAGTTGCATCGTCAAATACTTCTGAATCGAGCATCTGTCTTTGCGAAGCTTTGAACTTGATATACATCTGCTTCTTTTCTTTGGAGATTCTACGCAAGAATGCATACCAAATGATTTGAGTGAAGTAAGCAAACGGATTTTGCGATTTCTCTGGATTAAAGTTATGTATATATTGAAGACAATTCTCAATTCCGTCCGAGATCATTTCTTCCTTATACATATAACCACTAAAGTTTGGACGTGTTGCCAACCTTTGAGCAATCATCATAATGCATTTGCCAATATAATCTGGTACCTGAGGATTCTTTTCTCCACAGTTCTCAGCTTCTTTACATAGATCACCATAAGCTATTAGAGCCGCGAGTAGATCTTTGTTATTTACATAATTCTTTTTCTTAGCCATATCAAATAATAATCCTTATTGATTGTTTGAATATAGATACCATTATACCATAGTATTCTATACATGTCAATGGTTAGTTTCTAATTCATTGTAATTCGTTTCAGATTTAATTTCATTAAACTGAAAATAACTATTGACATTTGTTTTATTCCTTGTATAATAGATATATCGGATCTAAACAATAGCACCTTAGATATCAACGGTAAATATCTTGAACTTAAATTGTTCTGTCGAGTAGATCTCAATCCTTTTCTTAAAATGTTCTAACGTGTAATTAGTATATGAACCTGAACTCAAATCATCTGCAATATCATACAAGACAGCTTCTTTGCTGTCTTCAGCTTTACGTAGACTTCGACCAATTGACTGAAGTACTTTTATCTCAGACTTAGATGAAGAAGCAAAGATAACATTGTCCAATCTTTTAATATTAACACCAGTACTAAAAACTCCATAGGAAGCAAGTATATCGTGTTGCTTAATTGGATCGTTCTCAACTAGATGTCGAATCCTTTCACGTTCATCTCCTTTCGTAGCGCCGTATATAAAATGTAGTTCACGACCTTCTGTTCTCAATAACGGTTCTAGTATCTTACCGTGTTTCTCAACAAGATCAAATAGAACTAAATTATTCTGACCTTTTAAAGACCACAGTAGATTCTTTATAAAATTGTTTCTTCCTACATGATTAACAATAAACTCGCGTTCAGCAGGATACCTACGTTGTGCCTCTTTTACTTGGCCCATTGCTTTTTTGAAATCTTTCTTAACTTCTTTTGAATGGTTTAGAACAATTGCTTTAACTTCAAAGTCAGCTACCGTGCCTTCGTCCATTAAACGTTTAGTACTAACGATTCTTTTTACTTCGCCAAAACAACCTTCAAGAACTAGTCTATGTGTTTTACTCTCAGCAGATTTTAGAGTACCTGTAAACCCGTGACGGTATTCGCAGTTATTCAATTTATGCATAATCGTTGTTAAAGACTTAGCTTGGAACGTATGAGCTTCATCTCCCATAACACAACCAAATTGGTCGAACCAATCTTTATCGAGTTTAACTAAAGATTGCCATGTGGATATAACAATAGGAGCTTTAGTATTCTTATCAACTCCACCTTGTATTTTATAGATTAAAGATGCATCACAACCGTAATCAACAAAGTCACCAGCCATCTGATGTACTAACGATATGGTAGGAACAATAATTAATGTTCTTAAACCAAGGCCTTGATAGTAATGCTGCTGTAACAAATAAATGATTAATGATTTGCCTGAAGATGTTGGAGATAGAGATAAGGATCTTCTTTTCTGAATCGCGTTAACAATGTATTCTTCTTGATAATCTCGCGGAGTAAATTTACAGTTGATCTCTTTGCACAATTCTGCAATATAACCTTTCTCGATTGCTTCGTCTTGACCAATATCAGATGGTGCTTCTAATACGTAGTCTCTGTCGTTACAAAACTTTTTGAGATGTTCATATAGACCAACATATAGAACAGGGCGCATAGGTTGAAACATACGAATAGTTCCGTCCCATATCCTTGCCTTGTACTTCGGAGAGAACTGATAACCCTCAGGCTTGAAGGAAAAGTACTCAGACAATTCCATCTTAATACCGGAGTCAGCTACGATTCTCATATAAACCGAATCAACATGTTCTATTGTAATTACTTCACTCATTATAATCCTTTAAGGAATTCTATTTCCTGTTCGTTAACTCTATAAGCAAAACCGTAAGCTTCGAATAAACCTGCTGGTACATCGTAAGCTGAGATCTCTTCGCCTTTAGAGTAATTTTCTTTTGTGGTTGCTAGTATAGTGTTATCTCTTTCATCAATAAAATTCCAAAATTCTTCAAAAGACCAATCGTACTTTTCAAACATACTTTTATATGTTGCTGATCTAGAATATTGATGAGATCTATTTACGCCATCTTCGCCACGGCCTGGCGGACGTTTATAATTTAATTTTTTGAATATTTCCAATGCATCTTTTGTTATACCAATAACATGCCAGCCTGGGATCATTCCTTTTACTTCTTCGAACGCTCTTACTTTATTTCGTATCGGTAAACCTTCTATATCTTTAATATGATTAAAGGCTTCAAAGATAATTTCCTTTGCTTCCAAATCACTAATAGTTCTACCGTCTGTCAATTTGTGCATCTTCATAATTTAATCGCCAATAATAAAAGAATTGCTAATAACAACATGTTAGTGAAAAAGATACCGATTGCTAATATCGTATGATACCAAATCCATCTTGTCTTGTATGCGTTTTCAATTGTTAGTTCTTCAGGGTCAACATCGTCCTTCATCATGTCTATGACAAGAGTTTCCTGTTGTTGAACCTCAGGCTTACTCCAAAACCATCTCATTAATAATCTCCAGCTTGGAATTTTAATACATCAATCATAGACTTAATAATAAAGTTCCTACTATGGAGTGTCTTAATTATATCTTCGAGATAGTTAGCATTTGCTGTATGAAAATCAACGGTTAGACTTAGTCTAATAATATCCTTATCTGCTTGAATATATTTGTCTAAATCGTTACGTAGTACTTTGAGTTGATAAGGTCTCCAGCCATTGCGCTTGAGTTCATCTTCAGACATAGATCCGTCATAATACTCACGCTTAAGCATGTGCATTGAGGTATAGTCTGCTTTGAGTTTTTTGACTCGTAGTACTTCCTTATAATAAAGGTTATAATACTTCGAGTGCATTTGAGGTATTCTTCGAGCTTCGCCTACCAGATTGGTTTCATCAATAACGCAATCCACTGCCCATAAGGCTGATATATCATTCGTATCCATAATCTATTCCATAAACTTTAAATTCATATCTATTATATCAAATAACAGGTCACATGTCAATAGTTAATCTTAACTTAATTGTTCCATCTTCATTGTATCGTATCGCATTGTAACACTACAAGTTGCATAGGCAACATCTTGAACATTAATATCAAAATCTATCGAACCAAGCGCAGTAGGAAAACAATTAGTAAACTTAAATAGCAAATTTGGATTCTTGTGCGAGTTAGTTACAGTAAGTGTAATGTCAGAATGCTGCCCATCACTTGTTGCTTTGATATCGCCGTACTGTTTCGTCGACTCAGGAAAACCAAGACCTTCCATCCAATTTAATATTTCTTTATAGTTATTCATATTCTCATCAACGATAAATGACAACTCCAAATCGCCGTACTGTAATTTATCTTGTTCCATATAAATTGCGGCTAAAGGAGTGTCAATCTCTACAGCAGTCGAAGTGATAGACGGTATCGTAATCTTTTGAGTAAAGAATTCTACGTTAGGTATACGAGCTATGCTAATCGCAAAGTTCGATGGTGATAAGTAGTTGTTAATAATTTCAGCCATGACTAGTCCAATAAATAGATATAATTGTTTATATATTATTACTATTTATATTAATTGAGGTAGAGAATGTTTGATGTTAAAAGTTTAACCCACGAGATTGATACAGCTGGGATGTCGCTAAACCAAGTTGCCGAGTTACATAGACAAATGTTTAGTTCGAAAGATTATGATTGGTGGTATGAAATCTTGCCTGATGATGTGGTAGTTGATATTGGTGCAGGGTTTGGAATGTTTGCCGCAAAAGCTTTAGACGCTGGCGCAAAGAAAGTTTATATGATTGAGCCGAACAAAAGATTACTTAAGACTGCGTGTAAGAATGTTGCTGAACACATGTTCAATAAAATAGAACCTACCGTATTACCTATACATGCAGCGATGGGCCGTACTGATATTGATCTATCTAACATTTATAAATCTGCTACACTAGTTGAAGACACTGAAGAACCTAAGCTAATGTCTTTTAGTGAATTAGTAGAATATCATAATTTAAAACAGATAGATTATTTAAAGGTTGATGCTGCTGGTGCAGAGTTTAATATTCTACATCATTCCCATAGAGACTTTCTATTAACTCAAGTTAGGTTTATTGCTTGCCGAGTTAATCTGTCTACTCAGTATGGTGGGAATGAGAAGTTTGTTGAATGGAGAGAAAAGTTTTTAAAACCAGCTCGAGATACAAATAAGTTATACTTTCAAGATCAAACAATGATAGATAAGATATTCAAACAAGATTGGCATAAACATGTACCATTGTCATTTATGGTTTATATCAAGAATTGGTAATATACAACATAAAAGAACTCCATTTAGAAAAGTCTCCGGCGTCTAAGAAATTATCGTCGTAGGCTTTTTCTCTATCTTCATGTTCAAGAAAGCGAACTTGATCTATATCAAACTTCCTTAATAAACCATCTCTGAATTTTTTCCAATTGTGTACACAACCTGAATAGGCGTCTAGGTGAAACTCAACTGCGATATGTTTTACTTGTTGTCGTAGATATGGAAAGTTTATATCAGTAAAGATACCATACTCACCACCTTCACAATCAATCTTTAAGTAATCTATTTTTGGTATATTATAATCAACGACTAAGTCTAAGAACGACATCTTTTCGTAACCACTCTCAGTATCCGAGAATACATTTTCAAAATGGTTAGCAGTAGATCCTATTCCTGCATGTATTGGTTCAACAGGACAAGATTGATTATCTATATAGTAATCTGATACATTTCTTAGAAGGGTTTTGAGATGTTGCTTGCTAGGTTCGACACTAACGATACGACTTGCAGAATGATCCAAAGCATGACAAGTAAAGAAACCAACACAAGCACCAATGTCGACAACAACGTCACCCGGATTAACGTCACGCCACCAAGTATAGTCTTTCCTATAAAAGAATTCGTGATATAATGTTTGAACGTCATTGATTGGTAATCCTTCGGTTATTAAATTTGCGTTTAGATACTTTCCAGTTTTCATATGATTAATAATCCTAACGCAAATCCAATGTTTAGTCCAATTGAGCAATATAGTAGCAAATCTTTATTAAAGCTGTATTCTATATAAGTCTTCATACTAATACTTCCACTAGGTTCATCAATACGGCAGTACCACTTATTGCACTACCAATCATAATTGCTTTATCATTCCAACAGTGTCCAACGTATACCCAAGAGCTTGCTGCTAACGCATAACATATTTGACCTGTGATACTAAATCCTGCACTCATTATAAACACGCCGACCACCCCCAATACAGTTGCTACCCACTTGACATAACTATCAACGGTTCCTGTTGGAGTGGCCGGCTTCAGGTCCTCAACTTCTAATTGAAGTACTTCCATTTCTTCTTTGAGTCTTTTACGTTCGGCATTAAGTTCCATAGCAAGTCTTCCTGCTTTGGACATTGTACTTCCAGCAAACTCTGCTTGAATCTCAGGACTAAGTTGACCTTCAACTTTTGCCACTCGTTCAGCTTCGATTTCTGCGTGTGTGTATCCCATTGTCATATCAATTACCAGTTATGTATGTTACCGGCTATAATAACAAAACAAGTAATAAAGTTAACCAACACAATAACAGTTCTAATCATTGCTATCTTATCAGCTTCTCTATTAGTCGTTCCTTCCTTTTCGCCTATTGCTTTTGCCCAAAGACGCCACAGATTATTCATCGTTGTGACTCGCAGCTTTATTAATGAATACTTTAAGAGTTCGATTATTATCTTGTAGGCTATATCGAATATTTTCATTTTTGTTTAAGTAATGAACATAAGCTCTACCAGTTTGGTCAATGACTTCAATTCTGTTTACTGCGTTCATTGCTATTCGTTCAAAAAACTCGTTGTTAGTCATTCATCATCTTCCTGCGTACATTAGCAAAAGCCTTAAAGGCTGGCCATTTAGATTTTGGTACATTTGTATATTCAAGTTGAAAAATAAAGCGCCCATAATCCCGTTCAAGTTCAGCAATTGCTGTGTCATCATCTAGATCATATTCAAGTATTCCTTTCCAAGGATTATAGGCGCCTGATTTCATTCTCTAAAGCTCCCCATTGAGAGTTGCTATTGCATGAGTAAGTGCAGCTTCGTTAACTTCATCAATCGTATCTTGAGTAATATCAATAAGCATGTTTCGTGCATACAGCGCCATCTGCTCGAGTTTAATAACTAAACGTTCTGCATCAGGAATATCTATAGGTCGAATCATATCGTACATTTTATAACCTTCAAAGTGGTTCTCAATCAATGTTTCAAAATGAAAGACTGTTTCGATAGAAGGTTCACACGCGTTTGCACCAATATAGATAGATACACCTACACCTTTCTCGTCTATATGAACTGATGTATCAATTTCTAATTGAGTTGTATTACTTGTCATTATACATTCTCCAAGTCAGTTTTAAATTGTTCTGCTGGTGTTGTACTTGTCCATAAACTTAATGTTTGTTTACAGTCGGCAATCTGTTTCTTTAACTTTACGATTTCTTCCTTTGTAAGGTTTAAGATACTTAACGCGAGTAATCGAGTTGTGTCACTACTTAACGCCGAAGTCTCTTGCATTATTTGATTCACTACTTGTACTTTAGTGTTATCCTTAAACGTGATACGACTATCAACGTTTGCCTGAATAAATTCCATCTTAACATTAAGCCAACGTACTTCTTCATTATACTCTTTAACACGAGCATCAATTCTTTGTTGTAGTATTCCAATACGATAATCACAGAAGTCCTTAATAAGGGATCGAGCATCTGTGTATTCACGAAGTTTACCGTTAAAATCAATTACTGTTAGATTTTGAGAGAATGGCTTACTTAACTTGAATTTAGTAATAAGCTTAGCATCATTCCATTTAGCAGAAGCCAATTTAAGTTTAACTTCAAAGTGGAAACCGTTCTTATTACATTTGTCTTCGTAAGATACGATATCGCCTTCTTCTTCAAGCTTATCTAATACCTTAACATAACCTTCTCGGTCAAAGCCGTATGGTACTTCAGTAATAGATACCGCAGTCTTACCTTTCCTTTGAAAGATACCATTGGCAGTATACTTAGTAGGATCCTCTTTACTCTGTTCAACTGTACCCGTGAACTCAGGAAACTTAATCGCAGGCTTTGTAGTAATCTTGCCTTTATCTAAATACTGAACGCACGCTTTCTTTAAATCTTTAGGATTATGAGGAAGTATGTTTGTTGCGAATCCTGTAGCAATACCTTTAGTACCATTCACTAACACTAAAGGAAGTATTGGTAAATAGAACGAAGGTGGCTCGTGTTCAGGATCTTCGTGTATTGGACTTAAATCAATATCTTTAACATACTTATTGAAATTATCATGGACTCTCGAATAGACATAACGAGCTGCACCAGCTTCTTGAACTAATCTTGTACCAAACGATCCACGACCTTCAATAAGACAGATGTTGTTATTCCATTCAGCAGCCATTAGCTGTCCTGCACCAGCCGCTGAAGATTCTCCATGATTATAGCCATAGTCTGATATGATACCTGACACCGCAGATACCTTTTTAAAATCGCGTTTACTATTAATCAACGATGAATACAAATAGAATCTCTGAACAGGCTTTAACCCGTCTATCATATTTGGTATTGCACGTGATTCAACCGTATACATTGCGAATGCTTTCCACTCATTAGCAGCTACCTTAGATATAGGATAGTTATTGCCTTTGAGTGTTTCGGTGAACATTGTTAAATCCATCAATTATTTCCTTTGTTCAATTTATAGTACCATTATAATCTAATTCATAACGAATGTCAACAACTTTATGCAAACATATATTCTTTGCGTAAACTGGAATCCTTACCGAACATCATCTGAAATACAGAAGCATCGTCAACAGTCACAGTGTCGTACATTGGTTTATTAATAATGATATGATATTCGTCTTCAGTTAAACTACCTAGACCTTTAATATATCTATGCTTCCAACCTTCCTTCTTTTTGAACTCCTGAGCTTCCTCATAGGTATAGAACCACTTAACAGTCTTATCCTTTGTAGAGATCATAATAGGAGTTCTTGTAATCTGAACTCTATTCTCTAATAACAACCGAGGCCAAAATTTGTAAAAGAACGCAATCAATAGTGGGCTGATATGTCCTATACCGTCATGATCGGCGTCGGTTAATGTAGCAATATATTTGTATGTCATGTTATCAACACTGTCTTGATCGTTGATATCCAGTCCTAGAACCGCTACTAACTCTGACAGTTCTTTGTTCTTTAATACTTCGGCAGGTTTCATATCCCAAGTATTCATAATGACACCACGTAATGGAAAGGCTCCAACAGTATCAGGATCACGTACCTTTAATAGGAATCCCATTGCAGAATCACCCTCTACAATTTTTAGCGTGGCATCATCTTTATTTGCCGAGATATGTTTAGCAACCTTTACCTTACGAAGTTTCTTTTGAGCCAACGTAGCAGCTCGTCTATCAGCCGCTAGTTTCTTAGCAAGCTGAGCCTCGATAATTGGGTCAATAATTTCAGGAGTGTTTAGGATCTTGTTAGCAAGCCATTCAGCATCGCGAACTCTACAAGTCTCAAGGTGTTCCTTTACGTTACCCATAGGATTCGTAAGGCGTTCTTTTGTTTGAGAATCGAACTTAGGATTAACGAAGTTCCTAGCAAACATAACAAACGTAATACCACTCTTAATTGTTGTCTTTAGTACTTCAACCTTATGACGACGTTTAATTTTAACAGTTAATGAATCAATAATAGTATTCATAAAGTAATCAACGTATGTACCACCTTGTCGTGTATTCACACCATTGATATAACTATTAGTTCTGAAGCCATCTTCCGAAGGAGCAATGAAGTAAGACAGATTCGTTGTCTTTTCCATAATAGTCGTTTCGTGGAACATAGCAGCATACTTCTTGAAATCGTTAATCATTACCTTTTTATTATTAAAGGAAAACTGAATCTCAGGAAAGGCCATCTGTAAACTAATGAGACGATCTTGTATTAATATAATTGTATCAAGTTCTTCTAATGAATTAACTTCGAACATCTCAAAGTCTGGTATAAAGGATACCTCAGTACCATTCCCAGCTTTACTACCTTGCTTGATCTTTTGTTCTTCGGCGCCGTCTTTGCAGTCAACCTGCACAAACTTTTTATTAGACCACGTCTTTCCTGTAAAGGATGCAGATAAGAAGTTCGTTGCAGCAGAACCAACACCGTTAGTTCCAATCGTAACTCGTTCATCATCAAAAGAGGTACCTGCATTAACTCTTGTCCATGCGGCAACAGGTCTTAAGATATCTTCCTTAGATGTTTCATCGTATATCTTGTCTTGAGGAATACCACGACCATTATCAGTAACGGTAATCTTGTTGCTATTAATAGATACATTAATTCTATTCGCGAATTTAAAGTTTGTACGGATTGCTTCGTCAATTGCATTATCAAGTATTTCGTCAACCATTTTTGATAGTGCAGGAACGTAGGTAGCTTTAGTCCATTCTCCGAGAACGAATCTTTCGATCTCTTCCTGTGAACTTGAACCCATGTACATACCGATCCTTTCTCGAACGTGCTGTCGAGCAGTAAGGATTCTGAACTGTTCATTTTGTTTAGTCAAATCGTTTTTCTCCATATGAACCACCATTATAACAAACTTCGTGGAACATGTCAATAGTTAATTTAGTTTAATTTCATACGGAACCTGAAATGAAACATCGTCAAGTTTCCTAAATGCGAGTACAAAAGAAAGATCTTGAATGAGTTTAGGTAGTGATCGGTACCTATCAGATGCAGTAAGCTCTTCAACCTGAAACATTTGTTCTGCAAAGTATTCGATTGTGTGTCGATTTTTATTAAAGTATTTGTGAACGAATGGAGAAAGGTTTTGAAAATTCTCATCAATTGATATCATCATAGTATGTTTCCTTCAAGGTCTAATCAATTTATAGTACCATTATACCATAGTTCATTGTGAATGTCAACAACTTTATGAGATTAAATGTAGATACTTTTTTAGCAGCTCTGAGTACTATATATTGTATAAGGAGCAAACAACGAAATAAATTTCATTGTTCTATTGACATTCTTTATGATAGTGTATATAATAGGTATTATGAGATGGATTGAATATAAACGAAATTAACTGCAGAAAACCATTGACATTTGGTCTGGACTGTATTATAATAGATTTATCGAATCTAAACAACAAAAGAAAACACTGAGGAACTATATTATGGCAGTAACAAACAAACAGCAAGTCATCAACGATATATTGATGGTACGAGGTCGTCAGATCTCCTCTAGCAGCGCTTTTCAACTACTAGCTGCACAATCTACTATGTCTGGTAATAAAAGGTATACAGAGTCACAGATTAGAGACATGGTTGGCGCGCCTTCTCTGAAAGAGAACGAATTATGCATCTGTGGAGACAGAATTGATTATTGCGTCCATTCCTACGATCATATGACTCAAGGCGTATAGCTATTACCTTTATATACAGTTATTTATGGGAATTAGTGAAAAAAGTCTGAAATATGGGAAATAATGGTTGACATTCATAAAGAACTATAGTATAATGGTTGTATAAATTGAATAAAGGAACAAAAACATGTCAAATACAGTATGGGATCAAGTATCTACCACAATCATCAACAAAGATGGTGAAAAAGAACATGTTATCATAATAAATGAAAATAAAGCAAAATAACCATTGACATCTTGGTTCAACTGTGATATAATAGATCTATAATTTAAAACAATGGGAGTTGTCATGAATTCAGAGAATTACGAAATCAAGCCTAGGTCAAACTGGGTATCAACAAGTCTTCAAGGCTATATCACTGCAAGTTATGCAGATTTGGTAGAAGTCTTCGGAGAACCTCAATCAACAGAAACATCTGGTGATGGCAAGGTCGACATTGAGTGGGAACTTCAAGTAGAAGACCATGACTTCAATTCAATCTCTCCATTAACCATTTATAACTGGAAAGACTACGACGGCGGTATTACTGCTAAGACTCAGTCTGATTACAGATGGCATATCGGTGGTGAACGTGTAATCGTTGCCTCTTATATTAAAGAATACTTCGATAACATGATGGAGACTGTGTAGATGAAAGTTGAAGATTTTAAAGCTGAACTGAAAGCAATCGCTGCAGAAGAAGCAAAAGAAAAGGCATTGAACAAAAAAGCTGCTAAGAAATTAGCAAAAATGAAATCAAGTGATTTTGTCCTTTATAGTGATGATACATTTGATGCCCATACAGAAATGGGTTTGGGTTACTCCTACAATGAAGGAAGTAGCTACGATTCAGAATGGAACTAATAATTGCTTATGTTATTGCATGTCTTCTCTGGGTGGTTATATTAATCGCAACAGTTAAGCTTGGAATAAAGGCAATAGGTTTCATTTGGAATAACGCGATATGGATGTCGCTATTAATTTTAGTAATATATGTAACTTTTGATTAATAAAGGAATAAATATTTATGATGGTTAATTTCACTGGTCCAAAAGGCGGTAAACTTGACGAAGGTTTGAAAACCTATGCATACTGCGCAATGAATTCATTCGCACGACAATTAGGTATTAACAGATTGAAGATTTGTTATCAGGTCAACCTTCACCACAGTCTATTTACTGACAACTCCCAAGGTAGTGAGGGGTTATGTTTATCGCTGGACCAGAGGAATTTTGAAGTTGATGTTGCATTATATGGAAATTGGTTAGTTACGTTAGCACATGAGATGGTTCATGTTAAACAGTTCGCTCGAGGTGAATTGGATTCAGGCTTAACTCGATGGAAATCTCGAAGCCATGCTAATACAGAATATGCAGATCAACCTTGGGAGAAAGAAGCTCGAAAGTTACAGTACAAATTGGTAGCGAAATTTATGGAGGAACTTGGTGAATGATGAAAGTAGAAATGCAGTTAACAAAATCAACAAAGAATACTCATGTGTACAGTAACGATACTGAAGATGGAGCTATTCCAACGTTGTATATTAAAAAGCATGCAATGGAGAAAAACCCGCCACTAAGAATTGTTGTGACAGTTACGGAAGAAGAGGATACTATGCCTAACTCAAAATACTTTGCGTAGGTACTATAAATAATTACACGCTCTTAGCTCAGACTGGATAGAGCAACAGCCTTCTAAGCTGTGGGTCGCTGGTTCGAATCCAGCAGGGCGTACCAAATGAATTGCGGGATTAGTATAATGGTTATTATAGGAGGTTTCCAACCTTTAGATATCAGTTCGATTCTGATATTCCGCTCCACTTTAATATGAGAGATACACGATGAATTTATGTAGAGATGAAAACGGCAATCCATTTTTGAAGGTAGGTGTGCACGATGATTTTGCTGACGAATTGTTTGTAGCAAAGCTATTAACTTCAACTGCAGATTTTGAACATTATATGCAGAACCCTGAAGCTGCACATCCTGAAGATCTTAAAGTTTACACTGAACAACTTGCAGCACATCGCAAACTTCTTGAGTGGTATACGCCGCAGTGATTTTATTCCAAAGTAGCTCAGCGGTAGAGCAGTTGACTGTTAATCAATTGGTCGTTGGTTCGATCCCAACCTTTGGAGCCATATAGGTCCTATTGCCCGAATCAATAGGTGGTGCACTCGGTGCGTAGGTTTCAATCCCTACTATAAATAATTGATTGAATGGTGCCCAGGAGACTGGCCGATGCAGATCGTAAAACTAAAATTTAATTGGAGGCAACATGAAAAAGAACCCAAAAATTAGAATGAAAGGTGGAGCAGAGTTTGATGCGTTAACACCAGCAAGAAAATGGTATAAGTATTTAACAAGCCCAGGTGTTACTAAAAGTATTAAGCAAGGGTATAATAAAAGGTTTAGAAGAAATGGCAAAGATGAAATCAAATCCAGTAGCGAAGAACATTAATACGTTCAATAAACCTGCTACACACAAAGATCGTAAACAAGCTGCGAAGCGTGGTTACGCGAAACACAAACTAATGCCGGTACCTGAAAATGGAAAAAATGATATTAGAATATAAAGAAGAAATAGCTTTGCTTCAAATGCAGGTTGCTGAAGAGCAATCTCAAAAGTATGCAGCGTATATTCGTATTGACGAACTCATTAAAGAGCTTAATATTGAAAAGGGGAGATATCTCAATGGACGTAGCAGAATACTTTAAATGTCTTGAAAACCACGATTGGTATTACAGCTATTCAGACGATCATGGCGTTTGGACAAAGGGTCAGGAAGAATCATCAAGAATTAATTCTATTGCCCACGACAACCCTACGTTGGTTCGTATGTTAAAAGACTATTCTGATTGGGTTCATATGGGTGTTGAATCAAGGCGTGAAATGCATAAGCCTGAATTAAAGGATTACTTAAATTGAAAGACAATGTTTATATCTTTGACGTTGATGGAACAATCACTGATTCCAGAAAACGCATAACAGACGAATTCAAAGAAGTCTTTTTGGATCTATGTAGCAGAGAAGATGTATACATCATTACAGGATCTGATCGTATTAAGACCTTTGAACAAATAGGACCTTTAGTGTATGAAGCTGTAAAGGGTGTATGGCAATGTAACGGTAACGAATATTGGGAAAAGAACCGTACAGTGAATAAGAAAGACTTTAAATTAGAATACGAGACTCAACATTATCTTACAAACGTTGCAGACAAAAGTCCTTACCCAATTAAAGCTGGTAATCATATAGAATATAGAACAGGTATGATAAATTTCTCAGTAGTTGGTAGAGCAGCAACAGATCACCAGAGAAAAGATTACTTTGAGTGGGATTGCATTAATAACGAAAGATCAAGAATCGTTGAAGATATTAATCGCAAGTATAAAGATTTGCA